GGGTGCAAATAAAGACGAAACCCCCGCAAATAACGACAGAACCCCCGCAGCATTTGCACCCACCCCCGCAACAGCTGCACCCAGAACCGTCAATGAACCATCAAGGAACCGTAAGGAACCATCAAATGCGGGTGCGGGAAAGAAATCCAAGCAGACAGACGATATCGACGTCGAACTGCCCGACTGGTTGCCAGCTGATGCCTGGGCGGATTGGGTGGAGCACAGGCGGGAGATTAAGGCACCGTTGACACAGCGAGCGGCAGAGTTGTCGGTAAAGACGCTGGCAAAGCTCAAGGCCCAGGGTAACAACCCGGTGGAGGTGATCGAGCAGAGCGTACTGTCGGGCAAGTGGACGGCGCTGTACCCGGTGAAGGATCGGCATGTTGGACAAGCTGGCTCCGCCAAGCAGCACATGAATTTCGATGGGAAAAACTACAGGGAGGGCATTGGCGATGATGGCCGTTTCTAACCTTGGTGGGATGCTGTCTGCGCTGGAGAACTCCACGATGAACGCGCTTGCTGCTGGGAAAGACCCGAAAGCAATGATCGAGGACGAGATCCGACGCATTCAGACGGGTGTGGCGGCAGATCGGGCGAAGACGATATCGCATTCGATTCTCTCCCGTGCCGCCATCCCACCTCGCTTTGCCAATCGTCGCTTGAGCAACTACCAGCCCACATGCCCGGAAGCGGCCAAGGCTTTGCAGGTTGCCCAGCAGTACGCGGACACGTTCCAGCAGGCGATTCGTACCGGTCGCAGCCTGATTTTCATCGGCAACGTGGGGGCGGGCAAGACGCACCTGGCTGTGGGTATTGCTCATGATGTGATGCAACAGGGCTATTCGGCGCTGTTTACTTCGGTCATGGGGGCGGTACGCAGCATCAAGGAAACCTACGGGCGCCGTGAGCTGACCGAGTCTCAGGCCATTGCCCGCCTGGTTGAGCCTGATCTGCTGATTCTTGACGAGGTCGGTGTGCAGTTCAGCAGCGATACCGAGCGTCTGTACCTGTTCGAGATCCTGAATGGCCGGTACGAGAACATGCGACCCACCATTGTGATCAGCAATCTGGACATGGCTGGTATCGAGGACTGCCTGGGCCAACGTGTGTTTGACCGATTACGCGAAGGAGATGGTCGAGCCGTGACGTTTGCCTGGGATAGCTACCGGGGGCGTGGATGAGTCCGCAGAAGCGGGAAGCAGCAGAGAAGGCAATGCAAAAGTTGGATGGATGGACGGTGGTGGACCCGCAGCGAGATCACAAGGCATGAGCAAAGAAGATCCTCGCAAACCCGGCAGGGCGGTCACCAACTGTGATTTGGATGGCTCAGCGAGCAGTAGGAGAAGCGGAATGAATGAAGTAACGGGTTTGGCCCTCGTGCTGCCTTGGCCGGATATGCGGCTGATGCCCAATCGCAAGAACGGACGGCACTGGGGTGGTGTCCAGTCAGCCAAGGAGCAGGCCAGGCGCGATGGGCGTGTGGTGGCAACCGTTGAGCTGGGGCGACGTCGCTTTATCGGCGGCGACCGCATCCCAATGAAAGTGACTTTCATGTCACCAGATCGCAGGGGGCGAGACCTGGACAACCTGCTGGCCTGCATCAAGCCGCAGATCGATGGCATTGCCAAAGCCCTTGGAGTGGATGACAAACGGTTTCGACCGCTGATTGTTGATGATGGACTGGACCCAGCCAAGCGCGGGTATCTGAAGATTGAAGTGGGGGATGTATGAAATCGCAGATTGAGATCTTATTGGGTGAATGGGGGCGCTGGAAGCGGGGGGAGAACCGCACCGGCTTAGGCTATCCATCGCGCAGCGCCTTTCAGCAGATGCGGGTGGACGGTGATCGCGGCGTAGAGGTTGAGGTGGCTTTAGTGGATGATGATCTGCGTCGTGTGGCTGACGAGGTCGAGCAGTTGCACCCAGACTACCGTGCAATTCTTACCGCCCATTACGTCGCGCCAGGCCCAGTTAAAACCAAGGCTGACCGACTGTCGACATCGGTGCGTGTCTACTACTCCACGCTTGAGCACGCGCATCGTGTCCTTTCTCATGCAATGGGCGGGCGCTATCGAACGGGATACGAACCTAAATTGTGCGCACACATTGCAGGAGCGTGCGCACAGATATAGACTGATTCCCGTAGGCTGGATATTGCTCAGCCTGAAGGATTTAGAAGCCAAGCCCTGCCGGAAACGGTGGGGCTTTTTCGTTGGGGCATTAAATGGCAAAGCTTAAGACGCTCAAGCCCAAGCTCGCTGTCCTACAGGCAGTAGCTGCCAAGCCAGCTCCTAGTCGCCGGATGACAGGTAGAAAGCTGCAGGATCGACGGCTAAATATGTGGTTGGCTAATCCTCATTGTGCAGTATGTGGGCGGCACACCGCGTTTCCAAGTGGCTTTGAGGTAGACCATAAGGTGGCGCTATCAGAAGGCGGTGAGGACTCCGAGGAGAACTGTCAGGTGCTCTGCGTCTATCTCGATCCGTTCGGGAAGAAAGCTGGATGCCACCACGACAAGACGGTCGGTCGGTGATGGACAGGGGGGGGCATGAAAATATAGGAAGTGCCAAGCCCTGGAAACCACGCCTCCCCTCACGCGCAGAAAATTCCCCCTTTCACAAATTTGTTAACTGAGGTTGTTAATGGCATTAACCGACAAGAAGCGGCAATACGTCGCTGCACGCTTGTCGGGCCTGTCGGGCGCGAAAGCGGCTATTGCTGCGGGTTACAGCGAGAAAGGCGCGGCCCAGGCAGCTGCCCGACTGAACAAAGATCCTGACGTCATAGCTGCATTGCAGCGTGCCAAAAGAGTTAACAACGATGTTAACAATGCAGCTTCACCGTCCGGTGCGGCAGATCAGGAAATGGCCGGTATTGGATTGGCTGCGCTTGGTCTTACCTCAGACCCAAAGAGGGTGCTTGTGGCGTTGATGAATGACGCGAACGAAGAACCAAAGCTGCGTCTTGAGGCCGCTAAGGCATTGATGCCGTTTGTGCATGCGCGGGTTGCTGAACAGGGCAAGAAGGAGGCGAAGAACGAGGCCGCCAGGAAGGTTGCCAATCGCTTTGCTCCTTCGGCACCACCACTACGTATGGTTAAAGGCGGTGGGTGATGGACTGGACCACAGCATGCCCAGATTGGGCTGAAAGATTAAAGAATGGGCGCTCGATTATTCCAGCGCCCATTTTTTTGGACCAGGCCGAGGCTGCTTTAGCAATCTTCAAGCAGTTGCAGGTCGTTGATCTTCCCAAGACCGTATGGGACGAGGATCAGCAGGAATTCCGTAGCCCGAACTTCGGGGAGTGCTCCGAGCAATGGGTGTTCGACTTTGTATCCGCCATCTTCGGCGCGTATGACGCGGAGACAGGCAACCAGTTAATCCGAGAGTTCTTTTTGCTGATTAGCAAGAAGAACACGAAATCGACCATAGCCGCTGGCATCATGCTGACGGCTGTGATTCTGTGTTGGCGCTCGGAAGAGGAGCACTTGATTCTGGCGCCTACGAAAGAGGTGGCTGACAACTCATTCAAGCCAGCGGCGGGTATGGTGCGAGCAGATCCGGATTTGATGGATTTGTTCCACGTACAGGACCACATTCGGACTATCACACACCGCGCAACACGAGCCTCCCTGAAGGTGGTGGCGGCAGATACCGATACTGTCTCAGGCAAGAAGTCAGGGCGAGTCCTTGTTGATGAGTTATGGGTTTTCGGCAAGCGTGCCAATGCCGACTCCATGCTGATGGAGGCCACGGGCGGGCAGGTCTCACGCAACGAGGGTTGGGTGATTTTCCTATCCACCCAAAGCGATGAGCCTCCAGCCGGGGTGTTCAAGGACAAGCTGAAGTACTACCGCGATGTGCGTGACGGCAAGATCGAGGATCGGAAGTCGCTGGGTGTGTTGTACGAGTTCCCGGATGACATGGTGCAAGCCAAGGCCTACATAAAGGCTGAGAACTTCCACATCACGAACCCGAACCTCAACCGCTCGGTCAGCAAGGAGTGGTTGGAAGACCAGCTCCGCAAAAATGCAGTAAAGCAAGACGGATCGTTCCAGAAGTTTCTGGCCAAGCACCTGAACATCGAGATCGGGATGAACCTCCGGTCTGATCGTTGGGCGGGGGCCGATCATTGGCAAGCGCAGGGCGCTGTGGCCCTGAGCCTGGAGGCGTTGCTCGATCGGTCTGAGGTCGTGGTGGCCGGGGTGGATGGTGGCGGCCTGGACGACTTGCTGGGCCTGGGCCTCCTTGGGCGCGAGAAAGAGACAGGCCGTTGGCTGCACTGGGGGCGGGCTTGGGCCCATCCCTCGGTGTTGGAGCGCCGGCAGGAGATAGCACCCCGGCTGCAGGATTTTGCGCGGGACGGCGACTTGGTGATGGTCAAGCGCATCGGGGATGACGTTCGGGAACTGGCCGCGATTTTGAAGTCAGTTTACGGGCGGGGGCTGTTTCCTGATAAGAACGCCATCGGCTTGGACCAGATTGGTATCAGCTTCGAAGAAGAGTTCGATGAAGCTGGCATACCCGAAGAGCTTCTAGTGGGTATCTCGCAGGGCTACAAGCTAGGCGGAACGATCAAGACGCTTGAGCGCAAGCTGGCCGAAGGGACGTTTGAGCATTGTGGGAGCGCGATGATGACCTGGTGTGTGAGCAACGCCCGCGTTGAGCAGCGGGCCAACTCAATCTTGATTACCAAGCAGGCCTCCGGCACTGCCAAGATCGACCCCGTTATGGCCATGCTCAACGCCGCCCAGTTGTTGGCATTGAATCCAGAAGCGAAGACGGGGATGGATGATTATTTAGAGCACGGATTTTTCGGGCTAATAGGCTAACTATGGCATTTCGTTGGTATAACCCGCTGACTTGGCGAATGTTCGGTTACACCGATCCTGCGACCGGCGATTACGTCGAGGTCGACATGACTGTCGGTGGTCGGCGTACCAAGTCTGGTGTGACCGTCACCCCTGAGCGAGCCTTGAGCATCCCCATCGTTTGGGCCTGCCTTAAGGTGCTGAGCGAGTCAGCATCCGGCTTACCTCTTAAGCTGTACGAGGATAAACCAGAGGGCCGCAGCTTAGTCACAGGCTCTGATCGTGCTCTGCGCCTGCTATGTAAGCCTCACCCGATGATTACGTGGCTTAACTTCGTTAAGGCTGTGGTGATGTGTATGGGCCTACGCGGCAATGCCTATGCCATTATCGAGCGCAATGGCACTGGAGAGTGGATCGGTACCAGCCTGGTTAGCCCGGACAGCGTCACCATAGATGTGGATGGTGATGGGCAGATGTTTTACTGGGTCACCCAGAAGGGGGAGCGCTTCCCTGTTTCGCCGTCAAACATGCTGCACTTCAAGCTGTTCAGCCATGATGGGATCAACGGTATGTCTCCCATCGAGTACCAAGCCGAGGCCATGGGCTTGGCCAAGGCTGGGCAAGACTGGTCAGCGCGTTTTATGCGTAAAGGTGGGTTCACCGGCGCGTATGTGATCTATGAGCAGTTTCTGACCAAAGAACAACAGGGCCAGATCATGGCCAAGTTTCCGGACGTGCGCGAGGGCGATACAGATGGGGTGGGCAAGGCCGCTATCCTGCAGGGAGGGCCGAAGATTGTTCCTGCTGGTCTGAGTCAGAAAGACGCGCAGTTCATTGAATCGCAGCAGTTTCAGGAAGAGGCCCTAGCTGGCATCTGGGGTGTGCCGCTCTGGCTGGCGAATCGTGCTAGCAAAACTTCGATCATGGGCTCGAACCTAGAGCAGCAAAAGGCCGGCTTCGTCACGTTTGGTCTGAGCCCCTACCTGAAGGCGATCGCCGACGAGATCAACGACAAGCTATTCGGTGATACGAAGCGTTTTGTTGAGTTCGTGGTGGAGGGGCTGCTGCAAGGCGATAGCGCCGCGCGCGCAGCCTACTATGCGGCCGCTTTGGGCGGTTCAAGCGGCTCGGGGTGGATGTCGATCGATGATGTGCGCCAAAAAGAAAACCTGCCGCTTCTGGGTGGCGACTATGGCAAAGTTACTCGATGGGAGATGAGAGCCAATGCTAACGAAACTTGAATGCCCCTTCGAGATTAAGGCGGTTGATGAAGCCGGGAATTTTGAAGGGTATGCATCTGTGTTCAATAACATCGACCTGGGCGATGACATTATCCTCCCAGGGGCCTTTACGAAGGTCAAAACCACCCGAACGGGCCAGCTTAAGCTGGCCCTTTTTCATGATCTGACGCGCCTGATTGGGGCGGCTGATTACAAGCAGGATGACCATGGCCTGTATTTGAAAGGCCGGGTGAATCTGAAAGTCAGCTATGCGCGTGATGCGTATGAGCTGATGAAAGATGGGACGCTGGATTCTATGTCCATCGGCTTCAACACGATTACGTCTGCTTGGGAGGAGCGCGAAGGCCGCTCAATTCGGGTCATTAAAGAAGCGGAGCTGTGGGAGGCCTCAGTAGTTCCTTTCGGAATGAACCCCGAGGCGCAGGTTATCAGCGTCAAATCCGACATTCGTCATTTCGAGAGCGCCTTGCGCGAGCGTATGGGCCTCTCTCAAAAGGAGGCGGCTGCGGTCGCTTCACTCGGCTACCCAGCCTTGCACCGCGATGGTGCTAAGGTCGCCACGGAGATCGTGGACGAGCTGAAAGCAGTTTCTCAACTATTCACATCTCATTTTGGAGTGTAGCGATGACTACCGAAATTAAAGAATTGCGTGAAAGCCTGGAAGTCCAGCTCAAGAGCGGCTTCGATGGCCTTCAAAAGAAGTACGACCAGGTGATCGAGAACCAGGAAAAGGGCGAAAAGATCACTGGTGAACTGAAAGGCCAGATCGAAAACCAGAAGGGCGAGATTGAGCGCGTCATCGAGCAGGTGCAAAAGCTTGAAGAAAAGGGCGTTCGTCTGCGCTCTCCTGGCGGCGAGAAGAAGGGTTTCATCGACTACGTGAAGAGCGATGACAATTACAAGGCTTTGATCGATCGCAAGCAGCCTGCGGCTGAAATCGAGATCACCAAGGGTGAGATGGCTTCTATGATGGAAACCAAAGTCACCAGTGCTGGCATTGTTGCGCCTGTATACGATCCGGTCATTCAAGACGCCCCTCGCCAGGAGCTGAAGATTCGCGATCTGATCCCCGTTACGCCAGTGACCGCTGGCAACAGCTTTACCTACTTCAAGGAAAAGTTGCACACGCTGGGTGCGGGCATGGTGGCCGAGGGTGCGGCCAAGCCTCAGTCCAATGTAACGTTTGACTCGGTTACTGACATGATCAAGAAGATTGCTGTCTGGATGCCGGTCACTGACGAAGCCTTGGACGATGTGCCTCAGTTGTATAGCTACATCCAAGAACTGCTGCGTTACGACCTGAAGCTGGCCGAAGAAGGACAGATCCTGAAGGGTGATGGATCTGGCAATAACCTGAATGGCCTGATGACCCAGGCGACGGCCTTTGACACCGCACTGTCCAAAACGGGTGATACAGCAATCGACACCATTCGTCGCGCCATTTACCAAGTGCGCAAGCAGTCCAAGCGGGGTGCCGACGCGGTGGTCATGACTGAGCTGGACTGGATGAACATCGAATTGCAGAAGGATGGTGAAAACCGTTATCTGTTTGCCAACTTGCAGGGGCTCGTGATGCCCGTCCTCTGGGGGCGCCCAGTTGTTGCATCCGACAGTATGGATGAGGGTGATGGGTCTACGACTGGTGGCGAATTCTTGACAGGCTCGTTCGCCCAGGGCGCACGCATCTACGACCGTATGGCGTACACCTTCAAGGTCGGCATGATCAATGACGACTTTGTGAAGAACCAGCGTGTACTGCTGGTCGAAGAGCGCTTGGGTTTGGCAGTTCGTCGGCCCTACGCATTCGTCAAAGGTGCTTTCGCAGTTTAACGATCGGAAGCCCGGCTTTGCAGCTGGGCTTTCCTATGCCTAAAGGAATGGGTCATGAAAGTAAAAGCATTGTGGGGATTTGTCGGTCAGGCTGGCCAGGTGCGCCGCGGTCAGGAGGTGGATGTTGATGCGGAGTATGGCCACACGCTGATCGGCAAGGGCTTGGCCGAGGAGGTTGGCCCCAAGAAGTCAGTTGTCTCCCCCAAGGAGACGAAACCTGCTACTGCAGCCGAGACGAAGTAAATGGCTATCGAGCTGGCAACCATAAAGGAGCACCTGCGCGTTCATCCTGATGACACCAGCGAAGACGGCCTGATCCAGGGTTATGTCGAGGCCGCTAAGTCTCATGTGGAGCAACACTGTGACAGACGGCTGGTTGACGGCACTCCTAGCCTTCCGGATGAGATGGGGTTAACCGCCGATGTCAGGCAGGCCATTTTTCTACTTGTGGCCCATTGGTACGCCAATCGAGAGGCGGTGGTAACCGGCACGATTAACTCTCAGGTGCAACTGGGTGTAGAGCGTCTGCTCTGGTACCGAAAGCGGTTTTGAAGGGGGATTGCATGGAGGAATTACTTAAGGCGCTGGCGGCTCAGACAGCCGCGATGCAAGATCTGGCAAGTGAGGTGCGGTCGTTGACCCAACAGAATCAATGCTTAATTCTTGCGCTGGCTGAGCAGGAACTGGATGAGGCGCCTGCTTCTGTTGGCTTTTACTTAGATGGGTCGCCGAGATGAGCCTGCAAGCTGGGCGGCTCCGTCACAGGCTGAGTATTCAGGTGAATCGGCCAGGCCGAGACCCTGATACTGGTGCTGTGATTCCGGTTTGGGTCGAGCTGACTGCTGTTCGTGGCTCGTTTGAGCCTTTGTCTGCTCGGGACTTTATTGCAGCCGCTGCCGCGCAAACGAAGTTGTCGGCCCGAGCCGTGGTTCGGTATCGAGCCGACATCAAGGAAAAAATGCGCCTGGTCCACTCTGGGAAGGTTTTTCTGATTCAAGGGGCACTTCCTGACAAGGAGTCGGGGCGTGAATACCTGACGCTCCTGCTATCGGAGGACTTATCTGATGGTTGAGTTTGAATTGAAGGGGCTGGATGAGTTGCGTAAGAGCCTTAAAAGACTACCTGCCAAGATGCAGCAAAAGGGCCTGAAGTCTGCTCTGGGCAAAGCGGCGCGGGTGATTCGCAATGCCGCCAAGCAGAATGCCCTTCGTGTCGATGACCCAGAGACTGGCCGGCGTATTGCAGACAACATCGTTCAGCGAGTACGGGGGCGGCATACACGTCGCACTGGGGATCTAATGGTTAGTGTTGGGGTCGCGACCGAGCGCGGACGCATTCCAAAGGGTAATCCGGACGATGGCGCTAAGGGAAACACCCCTCACTGGCATCTGATCGAACTCGGCACGGAGAAGATGCAAGCGCAGCCCTTTTTGCGGCCAGCCGTAGAAGGAAATGCTGAAAGCTCTTTTGATGTGTTTGCTGAAGAGGTGGATCGGCAGGTGCAGAAGGCATTGGCTGAGAAATGACCAAGCTATCCATATATCGGGTCGTGAAGGCCTGGCCTCAAGTGTTGCAGACGCTTGGGGGGCCGGAACCACGGTTTTACCCATTTGGGGAGAATGACGACGCGCCAATCAAGTATCCCTACGCTGTGTATCGCGTGATGCCTGGTGGTGGTCCACAGAACTTCTTGGCGCATCGTCCAGATATGGATGAGCTGTTGATCCAGATCGATGTGTATGGAATTACCGACAGCCAGGCCGGAGAGGCTGTTCTTGCGCTCCGAGATGCTTTGGAGTTGCACTGCCGGATTGTCTCTTGGCGTGGTTCATCTCGTGACCCAGAGACAAAGAACTACCGACAGAGCTTTGATGTTCGTTGGGTACAGCCAAGGCTTTAGCCTTTGATCATGTTTACAGCCGCTTTCGAGCGGCTTTTTTTATTTGGGAGTGGATATGTCCATTTTGACTCAGGGAACCCAAGTGTTCCTGCTGGACCCTGGAATTGGCGGCGCAGGCCCGTTGACTGTTTTGGAGATTAAAGATGTCACTGGATTTAATCCTGGTGGGAGTCCAGCGGATGAAATTGAAGTGACGCCTATATCCGAGCGGGAGTCCAAGCGGTTCAAACGTGGGCTCCGTACGCCTGGCCAGGCCTCGATAACAATTAACGCAGATCCGCGTGAAAGCGGTCACCTGCGTTTGTATCAGATGGCGGAAAGCAACTCCGAAAATGATGATGGAAATCCCGTCAAGTGGGCCGTCGGCTGGGCTGATGGTACTTCGGTCCCGACGCTGAACACTGATGGGGACGATTTTGAACTGCCTGACGACCGGACCTGGTTCTTGTTCGAGGGTTATGTCAGCGATTTTCCGTTCGACTTCTCCGGGAACACCATCGTGACCACAGCCGCTACGGTTAAGCGCTCTGGTGGCTCTCAGTGGATTAAGAAGGGGCCATAACTATGAATTTGAAAGAACTTCAGGCTCAGGGCGGGTTTGTCGATGATAAGCCGGTCATAGAACCCGTTACTTGGACCCGTGGCGACGGCGAAAAAATCAGCTTTGATGTGCATGTCGTGCGCCAGCCTTTTGGTGTGGTGGACGAAGTGCTGAAAACCACCGATGGTCGTAGCCAGTCGGCGCGCATGATCAGTAACTGCATCCGACTGGGTAAGGAAGGCAAGGACCGCTTGACCTATGAGCAAGCGTTCGTGCTCGACCCAACGCTGGCTTTCTCGCTGATTGCAGCCATTAACCGGGTCAACGCAAAAAAATCGACGCCGCCGACGAGCTCTGGTGTGAGTTAGTGCTCAACGGCATCGGCGGCTGTACGGTGGCCCAGGCAAAGAGCAATGTTTCGTTCGATGAGTATCTTATGTGGGTGGCTTACCGGGAAAAGCATGGTTCTTTGAATTTGGGTCTGCGCGTTGAGCACGGTGCAGCCTTGGTGGCCTGGTCAATGCAAGGTGGTGATTTTGATCGCTTCTTGCCGCAAAGAGGAGGCCAGCAGGGAATTTCGCTTGAACAAGCAATGCAGGAATGGCAGTAACCGCCTTCGGGCGGTTTTATTTATGGGTGATTGATATATGTCCAGCAGATCTTTAGGGACGTTGACCTACGACTTGATCGCCAAGATTGGTGGTTTTGTTGCTGGCATGACCGAGGCTGAGCGGGTGGCTGACCGTAAAACTCGGGAGATGGAGCGGAAGTCTAAGGCACGTGCGAAAGCAATGAGTGACGCTTGGTCAAAAGCGAGCAAGCTGGTTACCGCAGGTATTGCTGGGATCACTGTTGGTAGCGCCTTCCTAAAGATCATCAATGAGACCAAGCAAGCGGAGCATGAGCAGGCCCAGTTGGCTGCAGTGCTTCGGTCGACAGCCAATTCGGCGGGTTACACCAAAACACAGTTGAACGAGATGGCCAATGCCATGTCTGCGCTGTCTGTTGTGTCGTCAGGGGAGATTAACCAGGCCCAGACAACCTTGCTGGCTTTTACCGGCATTGTTGGCGACGAGTTTCCGCGTGCATTGCAGTCCGCCATTGATATGGCTCAGCGTACGGGGATGTCTGTCGTGTCTGCGGCTGAGACAGTTGGCCGTGCCCTAGATGTTCCGTCCAAAGGCTTGACAGCGTTGAGCCGCCAAGGGTTTCGGTTCACCGAAGAGCAGAAGAAGCTCGCGGAGAAACTGGAGGCCGCAGGCAAGACTGCTGAGGCCCAAGGAATTATCTTGCAGGCCTTGGAGGAGTCCTATGGTGGTGCTGCCAAGGCAGCGCGGGACACCTTCGGCGGCGCCCTGTCTGCATTACAGAACCAAATCAATTCTTTGCTGACTGGCTCAGATGGGAGTTTGGACGAGGCGAATATTGCCATAAATGAATTAACAGATTTGCTTGGTGGCGAGGATGCCAAGCAAGCATTTGCTTCGATCATTGGTTTGGTTTTCGAGCTAACAAGTGCTGTTGCTGAACTTGCAGTTCAGTTTGGATTGGGGTTGCAGTACTCCGATGGTTTCTTTGATGCTCTGAGAAAGTATGGGTTATCAAACCCATTTAAGTCTCATGCTGAGCATGTCGCGAGTATTCGTGACGATATCGTTTCGCTTGAGTCAGCAGGCAAAGACCCGTCGCTTTTGGCTCAGATTGGCGGTGAGCAAGGCAGGCAAGCTGCCCTTCGCGATGCCCGCCAGCGGCTTCAATACTATGAGGCGATGTCGGGTCGTGATCAGGCAAAATCTGATCGGGAGCTGTTTGGCGCATTACGCAATGTGTCGGAAACTGGTGGGCCAGTACCGAGCTTGAATCCAATAACGGTTACTGGCTCCGGAGGCGACAAGAAGCCAAAGAAGCCAGGGTCTACGGTTGATGAGGGACAGCGGTTTATTCAGCAGATGCGTGAACGCATTGCGCTGATTGGCTTGGAGACTGAGCAAGAAAAGTTGCTGGCCAAGGCAGTCATCGGCACCATCAAGTTCAAGAATGAGGGAGACAAGGCCGAGGCCGTGCGCCTGGCGGGCCAGTACGATTCCGCCAAAGCTGCTTACGAACAAAAGAAGGCGGTTGAAGAGTTAACGGTTTCCTACAGCCGCTTGTTGGATGAGCAGGAGCGCAATTATCAGGCTCAGTTGAACTCCATGGGATTGGGTGAGAAGAACCGCCAGTACCTGGCTGAACAGATCCAGATTCAGGACGAGTTCCGAAAGCGTCAAGAGAACCTAGATGATGCTTTGCGCCGTGGTGATGTATCCCGTGAGCGCTACGAGGTAGAGCTGCAGATGTTGGACGAGGCGCAAGGGAGGTCTCTTGCGCTGCTTGACCGGTACAACAGCGAGAAACTGAAGAAAGAGCGGGACTGGCTACTCGGCGCACAGGAAGCCTTGATCAACTACGGTGATGAGGCCGCCAACATCTATGCATCGGTGGCGGACGCTGTAGCAGGTGCCTTCAAAGGTATGGAAGATGCGCTGGTGCAGTTTGTCACTAAAGGGAAGTTGGATTTCGCAAGTCTCGCTGACAGCATTATTGCGGATATGGCCCGAATTGTAATTCAACAGTCAATTACTGGGCCGTTGGCGGGGGCTTTCGGGAACATGATCGGCGGGATGTTTGGTGGCACAGCCCTTGGCGGAACAAGCCTTTCCGGGGCGACATGGGGACCGAAGTATTCGCTCAATACCGCTTCGACCGGACTCACGGGGATCGGTATGCTTCCAGGCCGCGCGTCAGGCGGTCCGGTCGAGGCCGGGAAGATGTACGAGGTCAATGAGCACGGCATCCCTGAGCTGCTGACGGTTGGCGGCAAGCAGCTGCTGATGATGGCGGGGCAGGGCGGGCATGTCACGCCGATGAGTCGGTCTGCGGCAGTTCCGTCGCTACCAAGGATGCCCGCTGCGGCCGCGCTGCCGGAAATTAACGTCAACATCCAAGGAGCCCAGGGCCAGCCGGAGGTCAGCGCCAGGCGCAACCAGAATGGCGGTATTGACCTGGACATCATGTTTAAACAGATCGAGCGTCGCGTTGCAGGCGGTATCGCATCTGGTCAAGGGGCTGTTGGGCAGGCCATAGAACGGCGCTACGCACTGACGCCGAAATTGGGGTAAGAAATGGCAATACCAGTATGGCCCTTGGATGTTCCGCTATTGGACGGATTTCAGCGCCAGCCGAAAGACCCGTTCACTCGCACCGACATGGATGATGGTATGGCTCGGACGCGGCGCAGATTTCGTGTTTTCCCGATCACGATTCCTGTCAGCTTTCTTGTTATGGGAGGCCAGTATGACGAGTACTACGACTTTTGCGTGAATACGCTAAACGGGTACTCGGACTGGTTCATGGTGACGGTCGATGGCCCAGGCGGAATCATGCAAAAGCGGTGTCGGTGGCTTGGAGCGCCAGCAGAGGACCGAATCGGTGGTGGGCATTGGAAAGTGTCTGGCCAACTTGAGACGATGAGCAACTTTTAACGCCGCCTTTGGGCGGCTTTTTTGTGGAGACTGAAATGTTTGGTGGAAATGGAAAAGGTGGCTGGGATGATATTTTCCAACCGGTCCGTAAGCATGGTCTGGGTCCAAGTAAAGGCTAAACAAGGAGATTGAAATGCTGAGACGATTGTACAAGCGGTTTTTGTTGTGGGTCCTGGCACCTGTGTTGGGGCCTGTGACTAAAGCGGTGACTGATCTGCAGGCACAGGCTGGCGCGACAGAATGCCTAATGATGGCTATTCAAGCCTCCACTGCGGACGCCCTCATGGAGGCTCAATCAGCAAACGCTAAGGCGGATGCGTCACTTAGTCGGTAGGCGTTTTGCTGCCTCCACGCGCGCAGCTTCGCCGATCTCACCGATTGTCCACTGCTCAATTGGCTTGTTTCCGCGTGGAACATCAACGTTGAATTCCAGATGCTGATCAACCTTCACGTTAACTCGAAAATGAGTTTGGCTGTGAAGGCTAATATTTTGAACTGAAATGGACATACTTCCTCCGTTAAGTTGCGTGTGTAGGAACTCGTAACATAACACTAGGCCCGCCAGGCACACCACCTCGGCGGGCTTTTCTATTTCTGGCCTCGGTTTCGACCAGGGCTTTTCTGTTGAGCGTTTGAAATGTCGCTTGAGCAAGCATTGAAAGAAGCATACGCCTCGGCACCGACCGACCGCGTGATCTTCAATACGCTGGAAGTACGCCACCCGGCATTCCGGGATGGCTCTGGCTTACCAACGGCCATTCGCGTGGTGATCGGCTACGAGAACATCACCGCAAAACTGGAGGGCGATGCGCCTCTGCATCCTGGTCAGTATGTTGAGTTCATTGCAGGTGCGTTCCGGTTCAAGTTGCCGGGGTTTGAAGAGGGCAAAGTCCCCCAATTGCAGATCACCATCGACGGAGTAAGCCGTGAAGTGGTTGGCCATATTGAAGCGGCAATTGCCGAACGTGAGCCTATCGAAGTTACCTACCGGCCTTATCTGTCCACTGATCTGACTAAGCCGCAGATGGACCCTCCATTGAATATGGTTCTGGCAAAAGTGTCGGTGACAGGGACGTCTGTATCTGGCACTGCTTCGCTGTCCGATGTTCACAATTTTGCCTTCCCGTTTGAAAAGTACATGGCCAGCCGTTTCCCTGGTTTGGTGCGCTAATGATCGCTGATGATGCAAATCGCTATATCGGTCTGGGGTGGCGCTTAGGCGCTCGCGGTCCGGATCAATATGACTGTTGGGGCTTATTGCTGCACTGCCGCACAACTTATTTCGGCGGCGGCATACCAGATGTTGAGTTTGGCGATCCGACCCGCGAGATGTACTCACACAAGATGCGCTCGGGGGAGTGGGAGATTGTCGTGTCACCAGTGCATGGTGATGGCGTCCTGCTGCGAGACGGCAATGACCCTCATGTCGGCCTTTATCTTGATCTTGACGGCGGCGGCGTCTTGCATGCGCTGGAAGGCAAGGGCGTTGTGTTCACGGCCTTGCGTGATCTGAATTTTATGGGCTTTGCTCGTCCTACGTTTTATCGAATCCATGCCTAATATCACTATTTGCAAAAACCCGTTCCGGCCACACCTAGACCGGGTGGAGGTTGTTGCGCGCGCAGGTACGCGCCTGGATACCGTGTTGCGTCGAGAACACCTGATCGCGGGCCGTGGCCGGTCACTTGTGCGCAATCACGCTTTTGTTGTGCAGGTCAATGGCGATTGGCTGACGCAGGATCGCTGGTCGCGCCGATTGAAAGCGGATGACGTTGTCCTTGTTGCCCTGCTGCCTGCTGGTGGCGGTGGCGGCTCCAATCCTCTACAGATTGTGGCGATGGTGGCGCTGGCTGCGGCAGTCATATATACAGGGGGTGCAGCAGCGGCGGCTTATGGGGCTGCAACAGGTGTTGCCGCAGGGACGACCACACTTGGTATGTCTGTTGTCGGCGCCCTGGCGTCTGCGGCTGTAGCCGTGGCGGGCGGTCTGCTGATGTCCGCCATCTTTCCGCCCGCCAAGCCGCCCAGCACCATGGCTCGGGAGCAGGCTAGTCCGACATATACCATCGGCGCCCAAGGTAATACAGCGCGGCTGATGGAGTCAATCCCGGTTCAATATGGTCGGTTTCGGGTGTACCCGGACTTTGCTGCGCAGCCTTACACTGAATTGGACAGCAACCAAACTTACCTGTACCAACTATTTTGCTTGGGTCAGGGTGAGTACGATATTGAGGAAATCCGAGTCGAAGATACGCCTATCGGCAACTTTGCCGAAGTGCAGTATGAGGTGGTGCGGCCTGGGGAAAAGGTGACGCTGTTTCCGGACAATGTAGTTTCTTCGACCGCTGTTCAGAGTATTGAGCTGAAGGGGCCGAACGAAGACGGCGCAGCCACGGTTGGGCCGTTTGTCGCTAATCCCGCTGGAACCACAACAAACCGGATTGCTGTTGATATTGTTCTTCCGGCTGGCTTGTTTTACGCCAACGACGATGCGGGGCTAGATAGTCGGAGTGTGTCGTGGAGCCTTCAGGCTCAACAGATTGACGATCAGGGTAACGCTGTAGGTTCGCCTTTTGTGTTGGGCAATGAGACTTACTCGGCCGCCACAAATACGCCGCAGATGATGACCTATCGGTACGAGGTGCCCGAAGGCCGCTATCAAGTCAGTGCCGTGCGTACGTCGAACAAGGACACTAATAGTCGCTCTGGGAACACGCTGCAATGGGGCGGCTTGCGTGCGTACTTGCCAGATCACCGCGATTATGGAAATTTGACGCTGCTGGCTGTGGTGATGCGCGCCACCAATAACTTGAACCAATCTACCGCTCGGCGCATCAACATTATTGCCACACGAAAGCTGCCAACTTGGGACCCCATTGAGGGCTGGTCGCTTGGGGTGGCCGCCACTCGTAACCCTGCGTGGGCGCTTGCTGACGTTTGCAAGAATCATGAGTATGGTCGCGGTTTGCCTGATAGTCGTATTAACTTGACTGCGTTGTACCGCTTGGCACAGATCTGGGATGGTCGTGGCGACACATATGATGGCGTGTTTGATACCGCGACAACGTTATGGGACGCTCTTACGCGTATAGCTCGCGTGGGTCGAGCTATGCCTATGTATTACGCTGGTGTGATTGACTTTATCCGTAATGAACCGAAGTCTGTAAAGACTCAGATGTTCACCCCGGCAAATATAGTCACAAACACGTTTTCTATCGATTACGTGTTTCCAGAGCACGACAGCCCCGATCATGTCATTGTCGAGTTCATCAATGAGGAAACTTGGCAGCCAGATGAAGTGGTATGTGCGTTGCCCGGTAGCGCAATGTTGCGCCCGTACCGCCTGCAGATTCCCGGCATCGTAAAGCGCGACCAGGCGTGGCGTGAAGGTATCTCTCTTGCTGCCCAGAACCGTGATCAGCGTCGATTTGTGTCGTTTCAAACGGAGTTGGAGGGCCATATCCCGCGCTACGGCGACCTGGTTGAGATCAGCCATGATGTTCCGAAGTGGGGGCTGACGGGATTCATTGAGGATTATGATCCTGGTACCAAAACCCTGACTACTTCCGAGTCGTTGGAGTGGTGGCCGAGTGAGAATCACTACATCAATCTTCGCAAGAAAGATGGTTCGCCCGATGGCCCGTATCGTGTTGTAGCTGGATCGCATGACCGGGAGGCGGTGATTGCGGACCTGCTGGACGGCTATGCGGTGTTTGTCTCAGACGGTCAAGGTGAAGAGTTTACGCATTACCAGTTCGGTCCGGGTGAACGCCGTTCATTGCTTGCGCAAGCGGTAAGTGCAGCGCCGGATGAGCAGGGCCATGTTGCTCTTGAGTTTGTAAATTACGCTGAGTCTGTGCATGCTGCTGAGAACGGCGGGGTGGTTCCGCCACCCAACCCTGTCTCGTTGCTGCCGACGACGCCCAATGCGCCGGTTGTTAATGAAGTGACGGTGTATGCAACCCCTGTCGCCGGTGAGCAGATCGCCTCTTGTACGCCAGCTCGCGGTGCGCAGGTGTATGAGTTCCAAGCGAGTGATGATCTTGGTGCAAGCTGGACCTCTCTGGGCAGCGATACAACGTCGTCGATCCGCATCAGGCTTCCTGTAGGGCCGTGGTGGGTGCGTGCCCGTGGTGTCGGGGCGATGCCAGGTCCATGGAAACTGTGGCAGGGCCACATTACCGCTACGATGCTGCCTCCGCCCGCTCTATCGCTGTTGGCAACTGAGTCGCTTAATTGGGGGATTCGTATTTCGTGGGCATGGCCGTCTGCTATTTCGCTGCGCTACATTGAAATTTGGTACAGTCCCACCCCTAATTTTCTCGATGCTACGCTCCTTGGGCTGTTTGCGTACCCACAATCGTCGCATGACATGATGGGCCTTGCGCTAAACAGCCAGTTTTATTTCTGGGCTCGTGTGCGTGATGAGGCCGACCAGCCTGGTCCATGGTATCCGGAGAATGGCTCGGGTGTGCGTGGCACCCCCAACCAGACGGCCAGCGATTACAACGGTTTGATCACCCAAGAGATCGTCGCCGGAGGCCTGGGCGAGCTGATTATGGGGGACATTGAGTCGATACCCGGCATCAAAGACACCTTGTCGGATATTGGTGTCGATGTGGAAGGGTTGCGGCAGGACGTTGATCAGCACGCCGTTGTTATTGCTGAAATTCCGCAAATCAAGGATGTGCTTACCGACTTGGGAGTTGATGTCACTGGCCTGGAGGACGAGATCAATGCGTTGCAGGCTGAAGTAGCGGATATCGTCGGCGCTCCAAATTGGGATGCTCAGGCTCAGTATCTTGTAGGACAGATCGTTAAGTTTGATGGATCGCTATACCGTGCAATCAAGAATGTTCCCGTTGGAACTCCAGTAGGAAACGCTTCCTATTGGGAAAAAATCGGGGATTACGATTCGCTTGGCCAAGCGGTCGCAGCGCTGCTGGTGCGAATGAGCAATGCGGAGGTGTCGCTTGATGATCTGACCGGTGAGTTGATCGCGCAATCGCAAGAGATCCTGGCCTTGCAGTCGGACTTGACGGGGTTGGATGGAAAAGTCTCTGGCCAGGCCCAATTGTTGGGAGGGCTGAGGACATCGGTCTCAGAGCTCGACGGCGTGGTGACCAGCGAGGCGGCCCGCACCTCGTCGATCATTGCCTCGTTGCGTGAGGACGATGGCCAGGGGCAACTGGATGCCGTTCTGAACGAGTGGGATAGTCGTGCCTGGATTCAGCGTACCGAGAAAGCGGTCGTCGACAATCAAAAGGCTCAGGCCTCGATCAACGAGCAGCTCGGGGTTCAGATCGGAGATAACACAGCCCAGATCGGCTCGCTATCTGATGTTGTCGCTACGCTTGATCAGTCTACTGCGATGAAGCTTGATCGGCTTGAATCGTCCTTGGGCGGGCTTGACGGTGAGTTGGCGGGACAGGCCGGAGCGCTTGATCTGCTGAAAACAGATGTGTCTCGCATCGATGGAGGGTTGACGGCCCAGGCCACAAGCATTTCGCAACTTGAGTCTGGAGTTGCTGACAATAAATCCGCAATTCAGACTGTCAGCCAGACTGTGGCCAGCGAAAAAGCAGCGCAGGTACAAGTAAATCAGCAGGTTCAGTCGGATCTTGCTGGATTGGACGGTGCTGTTTCAGGTCAAGCCCAAGCATTAGATAAGCTGGAAACATCTGTTTCCGAGATCGATGATGCCGTGACATCCGAAGCGGCGCGCACCTCGTCGATCATTGCTTCTCTTCGCGAAGATGATGGGCAAGGGCAACTGGATGGCGCTCTGAATGATTGGGACAGCCGGGCTTGGATTCAGCGCACTGAGAAAGCGGTCGTCGACAATCAAAAGGCTCAGGCCACGGTCAACGAGCAGCTCGGGGTTCAGATCGGAGACAACACTGCTCAGATCGGTTCGCTGTCTGATGTTGTCGCTACGCTTGACCAGTCCACGGCCATCAAGCTCGACCAGCTTCAAACGTCGCTTGGCGGGTTGGACGGACAGGTTGCTGGTCAGGCAGGTGCACTTGATTTGCTGAAAACTGATGTTTCGCGCATCGATGGTGAGGTGACTGCGCAAGCAACAAGCATTTCGCAGTTGGAGTCAGGTGTCGCTAACAACAAATCGGCGATCCAGACTGTGGGCCAAACCGTTGCTGATAACAAATCAGCGCAGGCACAAGTGAATCAGCAGGTTCAGTCCAGCATCGGCGATGTCGCTGCTTCTGCGCAAGAGTCAACTGAAGCGATAGCCACGCTGGACGGAAAGATTGCTTCGAGCTGGGCAGTGAAACTTCAAGGCAATCAGAACGGCGTGAAGTATGTCGCTGGCGTGGGCCTTGATTTGACCAACGAGTCAGGCGTCACTCAGTCAACCTTTGCTGTTTTGGCTGATCGGTTTGCGGTGATGCATGCGGTCAATGGAGTACCTGCCACGGTGTTTTCCGTTCAGGGTGGGGCAAGCATCCTTAATTCGGCTCTGATTGGTAATGCATCGATTACTGAAGCCAAAATCGCTAACGCTGCGATTGGTAGGGCCAAGATTCAGGACGCGGCAATCAATGCAGCCAAGATCGAAAATGCAGCAATCACCAGCGCAAAAATCCAGGATGCCGCGATTAAAACGGCACATATAGGGCATGCGGAGGTCGATACGTTGCGTATTGCTGGGAATGCCGTGGCGATTCAGGCTGGAGCGTCTCGAGGGGTGCTGTATGAAACCTACCGCGCCTACAGTCTGGACGTTCATATCTATCTGGCATATCCGGCTAGTGTCACTATTGTTGCGGTGCTCGAAAAGTCCTACAGCAACTATCCAGGCTCTCACCCTGTTGTCGGTGAGCTTGATCAAATTCTGATTGACGGTAGTGCTGTACATAGTTTGGCAAGAGGGACTGACACGAGTTCGCTAACCCTCTCTGTGGGCGCAGGGAGCCACCGGTTCACATTCCTTCATTATGCGAAATTGTATGCTGGTGAAAATAGCGGGGCACATTATGGCAAGTATCAGTATGGGCCAGCATCAATTTCTGTAGTTTGCACGATGAGGTAGTTATGGAAGCTGTTTCCCTATTTAAAGAGGGGCGATTTCAACAGACCGTTCTCGGCCCAAGGAGCATTGTCGTAGAACCTACTCTTGCTGCCTGGGAAGGTGATTGGGCAAAGGGGAGTCTTGATAGCACATGGTGGCATGATGGAACGCAAGCATTAAGGCGGGAGTCGTGCCCGGCAACACTTGAGGGCACTATCTTGCGTGGTGTACTGCCGGGCAGCATGATTGTGATTGAGGGACAGCGCTATGAATGCCCAAATGGCGGTGATGTCGATTTATCTTTCCAGTATGTCGGCGAGTATGTGGTTTGGGTTTCTTTGTGGCCTTATTTGGACGGGAGGTACGTAGTTGAAAATCCACCATCAACCGAATAACTATGCAGAGCGCCGTCGCCAGGAGTACCCAGATATTGGTGACCAGCTCGATGCAGTATTCAAGCTGGCCCGACATATGCAGAAGCAGGGGCAGCAGTTACCGCCAGATGTTGAACAGTGGGTGGCTCAGTGTCGAGCCGTTAAAGAAAAGTATCCAGCCGCTTGATAAGCGGCTTTTTTATTGGGAGTAAAGAATGGCTTGGTATCGCGCAGGAACGATTAAAGTCACCGCCAATAGCGCCACGGTCACGGGCACCGGTACAGCTTGGGTTCAGAATGCCCGAGTCGGCGATGGCCTACAAGGGCCGGACGGACGCGTGTATGAAATCACTAATATTGCGAGCAACACGTCACTGTCGGTTACCCCGGCTTATCAAGGAGCATCTGCCACGGGCCAGACGTACTGGATTATTCCAGTCCAAGGGTATGTAAAGCAAAGTGCAGATCGCTTATCGGCATTTGTTGATCAGTTTGGACAGTTGCCAGCTCAAGTTGCTGGGCTAGGGTCGGCGTCCACAGGGACGTTGTCGACGGCTGCCAATGACAGCACTTCAGGTCGAGTTGCTCGTATTGGGGATTGGGGCTTGGGGGTAAATAATGGTTTGGAAGCAGACCCGCTGCTCTTGAATAACTCATCCAATGGCTTCTATCGCTCGGGGTCTGGGGCTAATTTAGGTAAGCCTGTAAACCAATCCGGTGACGGGTATATCAAGTTTGGTTGGTCTGGCTCCTATAAGACGTATATTTACGGCTCTCCGGTTGCGGATGCTCTCTGGTACCAGAACGTAAATAACGGTGTCGCCCAAGGCTGGAAGGAGTTGATGCACGTTGGCCATTCGGGGCTGGGCAGGGCTGGTGCAGACTCGAGAAGGGGGGATGTATTTCCTGGTGCTGATCTTTCGGCTACTGGCATAGGCGCCGGTATTTACTATGTCGATGAGACAACGGGCGGGGCCTCTAACCTCCCGTTTGAGGGGTCAACATCTTCTTGGTTATCTGGAACGCTTATTCACCGAGAATCAGGCACTAGGGGTGGACAGATATTCATATCCTCCAACGGGCCTATGGTTTATCGGGGCCGAGGCTCTAGCTCGCACACCCCATGGAAGTACGTCATGGCCCGAGGTGACTTTGGTTTTGGTGGTGCCCAAGCTACCCCAGATTCTTGGGAGGCCCAAAAGACCGGCTGGTATTACAAGTCAGGGACGAAACCCTCTTGGGGTGGAGGCGCGTTCTTTCTTGATTTGAGCTATAACACGACAAACTTCAACTCAGGTCTTCGAATCTCCACAGATCCCTATTCAGACAAGTTCTATATGAATGGGGCGATCTCTAGTAGCAAGGAGTACAGGCCAGCTTGTGAGCTGTGGCATGACCGCAATACTACGGTCGATAGCAATGGCTTCATCAAAAGGGCGTCGCCCATTGTTGAGTTAGCTGCCGATGGCTTTAAAAAGACGGACCACCTTGAGATCAAAGGGGTACGGTTTGAGCGACTTGGTGTAGGGCACTATGTGCTTCATGGTGTGCCTTTGCTCAGCCGCGACGGCTGGTATATCGAGACGCCAAAGGACCGCAATAACAACATCTACTTCACGCTGGACTACGAAGAAGATGCACAGAGCAAAACTCTGGAAATTCGTACATATGAACCGGACTTCAGCACGGGACGTGCCACTAATGGCGAACCGATGGATATTCTGGAGGGGCGTTTTGTGAGCCTGCGTTTTGCAGAAGATCCAGGCTTGTATCCTGTGTACGTCCCTGACCCTGAGCCAGTTCCGGAACCCGAGCCTGATATTGAGCCGGAAGTGGACCCGGATCAGGAGCCATTGCCAGATCCGCCAGAACCGATCGAAGAGCCAGCCGTCTAGCGGCTTTTTTTACGTCTGCTGCTTTTGCAGCGCTTCACGGGAGACAGCCATGCCGACCGTTATCAAGGGGAAGAGAGTGGAACCAACAAGCGGAGCTGGTGCAGGTTGGGCAGCGGTGAAGGTGGCCATCGCGTTTGGGGCGCCAGCAGCGATCGCTGCGCTTATTGGCATGCTGATCATGCCACCCAGGACAGTGCGCGAGTTCATCAGCCGCACGACGTGCACGGTGCTGAGCTCATTCATCTTGGGGCCGCTGCTCACGATCTGGGCGATCACCTGGCAGCCTGGTTTATTGGCACAGGCCGTTCAGGTGGCCGCACATACCGGTGTTGCAGAGGATCTACACAATCTTATGGGCCTGTTCTATGTGATGGGACCGTGCATGCTGATAGCAGGGCTTCCGGCGTGGTGGGTGTTGGGGGCTTGGGTGCGCTGGGCGCAGCGAATGCAGGAGCAGGGCATTCCAAACTGGATTGCTGAAATGAAGATGAAGGTTTTGGGGAAGTGAAATGCAAAAACTGATTGATTTGATCGTGGGCCTGCTGGCCCTTTTTTTTCGCCCACAAAAAGCTGAGCAGGCTACGCCAAAGCCACAGCAGGCTTCGCCTACGGGCATGTCCCCTGACGGTCTGGCCATCCTTCAGTATTTCGAGAGCTGCCGATTGGAAGCTTATTGGGATGCTGACGGCAAAGTCTGGACCATAGGCTGGGGTGACACGGGGCCAGATGTCGTGAAAGGCCTACGTATCACTCAGGCTGAGGCCGACCAACGTCTGCAACGTCGGCTGGCCCGTGAGTTCGTGCCTGGTGTTCTGAAAGCCCTGACTCGTCCTGCGGGCCAGGCTCAGCTCGATGCGATGATCGACTTGGCCTACAACATCGGCGTGTCCGCATTTCAAGGTTCTACGCTGGTCCGCTTGTTCAATGCCGGCGACCAAGCCGGCGCTGCTGAGCAGTTCCCACGCTGGAACAAGTCAGGCGGTAAGGTGCTGCTGGGCCTGCGTCGTCGCCGCGCTGCAGACCGAGCTCGTTTCTTGGGCGCGTCAGGGGCTGAGGCAATCAAGATAGGAGCGGCCATTGTTTAAAGCGCTATGGGGGAAGGTGGCAGGCTGGCTGGGCGTGCTTGGTGGCTTGGCCCTTGCTGCTCTGGCGCTGCTGCAGGTCGGGCGGCGTCAGGGCAGGGCCCAGGCAGAGCAGAAACAAACAAAGGCGGACATGGCCGCCGTGGAGGTAGGACGTGATGCAGCTGAAACGATTGAGAGGCTGGACGATGATGCTGTGCGTGACCGTGCTCGTAAGCGGATGCGGGACACTGAGGGGCGGTAGCTACTGCTCTGCCGCTCAGCGGCCGTTTCAGTGGCGCTCTGATGCTGAGATAGACTCAACGCCGATCAGAGTGCTGCGCTATGTTGAGGCGGAGGCTGAGACTTGGGTGCGGCTATGTATTCCTTGAGCTTGAAAATTGGCTGAAACTCTGTTTCTAAACTCTCTAAGCTCAGGGCCCTCCGTGCTTGTGTCATGCTCGAGCTTAGATATGGTGCTTACATCCTCGTATCTTTCGTGAAGTTTTGAAGGTTTTCGGCAGAGGTAAATAGAGGTTTCTAACGGAAAATACTTTGCCGCGTTAGGCAAACAGTCGAATTGTTCTATTGTCGGGTCAATGATGAGGTCTTTGCTCTCTAACCAAGCATGGCTTCTTATTGCCTGAGATGTCTCGCAAAAAAAACTTCCTCCAACTGCTTCGAAGTCATTGATCTTGTTTTCCCTAAGCAATGACTCGATGATTATCGATGAGTCATAACAAGCCCCGGAAGGGAAGTTTTGAAGGCCCAGTGGTCTAAGTTTTATAGGAGTCGATTTTGTAGTTCGTAAAAATGCTTCGACAATTTCGATAATCTTAGTTTTCATATTTTCAAAATTTTATCTCTTAGAGGGCGCAGGGCAGGCTAGTATTCGGTGCTTGGTACTTTACATTGCTCATCTGACGAGTAACCGGATGCCACTCAAAAGCAGTCTCTGGCCGCGCAGTGCTCAACAGTTCCAGCGCTGATTCGACGCTTGTTGCTGGCGACGTCCACTCCCTTGCTGCGTCGGGTGCCAGGACTACAGGTCTGCGGTCGTGAATGTCGACCATACCGCCAGCTGATGCGTCGGTCACGATAGCAAAGCCGTGCTCAACGTCATTTTCCTTGTCTGGCTGCCAAGCTGTAATTGCTGCCAGATAGAGTGGGGAGTCGTCTTTGCTGTGGATGTACCACGGTTGTTTGTCGCCGGTTTCTCCAGTCCATTCAAACCACCCGTCAGCAGGTACCAGTACTCGCTTGCCCAGTAGGCTGCGCCACATTGGCGACTTCTTCAAAATTGTGTCCAGTCGGGCATTGATCACCGGCGAGCGTTTGTACCACTCTGGCTTGTAGCCCCAGAACAAGCGGTCGATCTGGTCACTGCCATCACCAAGCTGGTGGAGGACGATGGGGTGTGTACCAGGCGGCACGTTGTATTTCAGGCCGCCTGCCAGCTTGCCCAGGTCGTGGGGATTCCAGTTCATTGACTCTATATAGTCGACCGGTTCGCGGGCCTGTCTAATTCGTCCACACATGCATTTCTCCATCAAGGTTTGGTTGCTGGATCTTGCTTGTAGCGCTTTAGGTAGTATGCCATGTCGCCATCTCGTCCTTGGGTGCGATGAGGGAAGTTGAGCCGGTCTCGATGCTCTGATGCCCGCATGTACCCCTGAACGGCATTCTCCATTTTGAGTGCTTCAAAGAGTGGGTTGAGGCGGTGCATGTTCTCGCCCAGGCCGCTCAAAGGCATGGTGCCCAGTATGGAGTAGGTCAGCACGGCCAGTTCGCGTAGGCGTTTTACCTCGCGCAACAGGTTCATCACGTCCTGATTGCGCCGGTTGCCTTCTTGGATGGCTTTCAGTTCGCGGTAGGTAAGCATAGAAATTGCTGTATAAAAAAACAGTAATTTAGCACTTAACTGATTGATAGGTGTTACAGGCTGTGGACGCAAAAAAGCCCGCTCTATGGCGGGCTCCGTCTCGTGTCGGGTGTGTTAATCAAGAAGTTCGGCTAGAGATTGTGCGTGTGGGTTGTAGTACACCATAGCCATTTTCGGGTCGGCCCATCCGAAAATCTTGCACAAATCCAGGACTTCTACTTTCTTGGAGATCATGGTTGCTGCCGTATGTCTGGTGTCATGCCAGGTAAAGCCCTCCAGATCAGCGCGTTGGCGATACTTGCGAAATAGTGCGTCGAGAGAGGCGGCTTTCACACCAAACACTAGCACGTCGTCCCAGCCGCGCATTCTTTCAAGCAGGGCACAAGCTTTTAATGAAAGAGGAACGTCTCGCGGGCGGCCTGTCTTTGTTGTGGGCAGGTGGCAATGCCTCTCGTACACTTGCGTCCACCGCATGCCAGTTAGCTCCCCGGCACGCATGCCTGTACGTAGGGCCGTCATCATACAGATGGCTACCGCCTGTCCTGTGGAGGTAACGCGCCCGTGCTTTTTATAGCCCATTTCCCTGAGCATTCTTTTGATCTCCCACCACTGTAAAACACGCTCTCGATGTTTTGAGTTCACAGGCTTACGGATCATTCTGCATGGATTTGAATCAACCCACCCCCATTCCAGCATTGCCATCTGAAACACAGAGGACAGGAGGGAGATCTCACGCCGGACTGATGCGCTAGAGATGCTCAGGCTTCTGCTGTCGCGGAAGTCTGCTATGTTCTGAGCGGTGATTTCAATTAGTGGGGTGTCGAGGGGCAGCTTGTAGCCCTCGAAGGCGGAAAGCCTTACCTGCTCCCATCGTTCCCCTCGCTTTGTTGGGGAGACTTCATCTGCATAGCGACGAATAGCTTTCCGCAGTGTGTAACCTAAGCGTGGATCGCTTTCAGAAGCCTCGCGTAACGTGCGCTCCCTTTCAGCTGCCCACTCGACAGCATCACGCCTTGTCTTAAAGACTTTGCTTTCACGAACTGGGGTAGGGCGATTTGGCAGACGCATAAATATCTGCACACGATAACCGTTGTCGGTCTTTTTTATACTGGCCATGTGGGAGCAATCCTGCGAGCAAGATGGGAGCAAATTGCTGGAAAAATTGATTTTAATGGATCAATTGATTTCAGATCATACCCGCAAGCCGTTGATTTTACTGTCTTTTGAATTATTGATATCAACGGTTTTCATGCTCTGGTGCGAACGGAGAGACTCG